CGACGGGAAGTGCGTCACGGCGTGCGGGTGCGACCGGTACCGCCGTAATCCGAAGGCGGCAGCAGCGAGGGGAAGCGCTGAGCGGTGAGCGTGACACGGGGGGCGGGTGCCGTCCGGGGGTCAGGCCTCGGGCGGCTTCGGCGTGTGCTGGCTAGTTTCCGCCGGGAGCCTCGCGCGGGTCCTGGCCGGGATGCTCCTTCGCCCACCGCTCCCATGACAGCTCAAAGGTCCGGACCTGCTGGCGCGATTTCTTCATGCCCTCGAGGATCTTGCTCTGACTGGTGTCACCCTGCCGGGCGAGATGAATCTCAAGCCCGAGCTCGGCACGGGCACGGGCAACCATCTCGCGAGCGTCGATCTGTGCCTGCTCGTATCGCTTGCGGGCTTCCAGTACCCGGTTCATCGCGTCTTCCACCCCTTCATGTTCGCACGCATGCGCGTGTGCATGCCACCAGGCATGTGGCATCGCATGGCGACGTTCTCCCTCATGATACATGACGGCCGCTTGCATGCCTACATGTATGGCGTGGTATTGTCATTGGACGTGCGAACGACCGTGACGGCAGAGGCTTATGAGGGGAAAGGCGACCGCGGGTGGCCCGTATCAGGAGCGTCAAGCCGGAGCTGCGCACGTCGCTGACAGCTACCCGGTGGCCGCGCGAGGTCCGGTACTTCTGGGTGCTCTTGTGGGGCTACCTGGATGACCACGGATACGGCGCTGACGAGCCGCGCCTTATCAAGCCTGATTGCTTCCCGCTTGACGATGACCTGACGTCCGACGACATCGACAAGTGGCTGGACATTTTCGTCCAGTCCGGATCGCTATGCCGCTTCACGGCGAAGGACGGCCGGAGGTACCTCCATGCAGTCAACTGGGCCGATCATCAGAGGCCTCAGCACCCGGCCGTCCCGCGGCTCCCGGCGTGTTTGCGCACGTCTCATGAGACTGTCATGGGCAACTCCGGAGACTCTCATGAGACTGTCATGACACTTAACGAGGCCCACAGCGCCGGTGCAGGTCAGACACCCTCGGGAGACTCTCATGAGACTGTCAGTAGTCCTCATGAGAGTCTCACCCCTGAGCAGGTAAAGGGAGCAGGGAGCAGGGAGCAGGGAGGGGTAGCGCGCGAGGCGCGAAACCACGCCGCCTCGACGCTCCTCGCCAACTCGCTCCTCGATGAGCACCGGCGCCTGACACGCCCGCCGCTGCCGCGTGATGTTGCCAGGAAAACGGGCGAGCAGATCGACAGCCTCCTCGGCGACTCCGAAATCGACCCCGACGAGATCCGCGAGGCGCTCACCCGGCTGCGGGCGAAACCGAAACTCGGCCCCGGCGTCCTGCCGAGCCTCGTCCATGAGGTCCGGCAGGAACGAGCCCATCCCGAACTGGCCAGTGGCTCACCGAAACGTCCCCGTGACTACTCCCGCGGCGGCGCCGGCGACCCGCTGGACAACGAGGACTACAGCCCAGGAGGAATCAAGATATGACCCCCGACGAGATCAACTCGGAAGCCGCCGCGATCTGGCTGCGCGAACACCGCGAACGCCTAGTCGCCAACCTTCTCGTGAACCGCCCCGCCGAGATGACGGCACCCGGTGACCTCGGGCCGGACCTCTCCGACTGGGCGGAACGCCTGGCTGCAGGCAGCAAGCAAAACGCCATCCTCGCCGGGCCCGTGGGCACCGGCAAGACGTGGGCCGTCTGGAAAGCCGCCGAGCAGGCCGTCCGCTGCGGCTACGAGGGCCAGGTGGTCATCACCGCCGCCGCCCGCCTCCGCCGCATTGTCGCCCCCGCCACCGCAGACCCGCGCGAGTTCGAGCGCTACCTCGCCGCCGGACTCCTGGCAATCGACGACCTCGCCACGGTGCGGCTGTCCGAATGGGACATGGACCACCTCGGCGAGCTCATCGACACCCGCTGGGCCGCGCAGCTCCCGACTGTGGTCACGTCCAACAAGACCGACCTGAAGTCCCTGCTCGGCCCGCGGATCTCCAGCCGTCTGAGCCATAACGCGCTCATCGTCCCGATGGACGGCCCGGACCGCAGGAGGCAGTCGTGACCGACCCCGCCGAGATCCTGGCGCCCGGCCGGACCGATGACATCGACCTGGCCGAGAAGGTCGTTCTCGGCACGATGATCACCGAGTGGATGCACGCCGCCGAGGAGATCCTGAGCGCTCTCGGCGATGACAAGGACTGTTTCGCCGGCCAGGGTCACGCCCCGGTCTTCGCCGCGGTCCGCCATGTCGCCGAGGCCGGCCGCATAGTCAATCCCGCATCGGTCCTATCGCGTCTCGCCGAAGCCGAGCAGGGCATCTGGAGGACCGGGCAGGCCGGCGTCATCATCCACGGCCTGATGGAACACGCCACCCCGGTTTTCCACGAGCAGGTAGCCACCGTCGTGCGGGCGAGTCGCCAGCGGATCGCGGCCAGGGCGCTGCGGTCCGCGCTCGAGTCCGCGTCGAGGCCCGGCTTCGACGCGGACGAGCACGGCGACCTGATCATCAAGTCCGTGACCGAGGCGCTGACGGGAACCTCGCAGGCGTCAACCTCCGTCACCGCGGCCAGCCTGTACATGGCCGCGGTCGACCGGCTGGAATCCCCCGAGCCGCCCGGCGTGATCCAGCTCCCGTGGGCCGAGCTCCGCTGCCTGGTCCCGTACCTGCGGCCCGGCTGGCTCGTGTCCGTACTGGCCCGCCCGTCGCTGGGGAAAAGCCTCGTCGCCCAGGACACGGCCCGGTACAACGGGCTGCGCCGGCAGACCCCCTGCATCCTGTTCACCCTCGAGCAGGACCGCGACGAGGTGATGGACAGGCTCCTCGCCGCCGAGGCGGGCGTCCTGCATGAGCACATCACCAGCAAGGAGCTCACCGACGACGACTGGTCCCGCATCGCCGCGGCCCGCGACAGGTTCGAGGAGTCCAGCCTCGTCATCGACGACGCCCCGAGGATCTCCGTCGCCCACATCAGGGCCCGGCTGCGCGGCATGGCCCGCACCAAGCCCGCGCAGCTCGCGATCGTCGACTACCTCCAGCTGATGGACGGGGGCGCGCAGGCCGAGAGCCGCCAGCGCGAGGTGTCCGCGCAGGTTGCCGGACTTAAGGCCGTTGCCCGCGAGTTCCACATCCCGGTTCTCATGTGCTGCCAGCTCAACCGGGGCCCGGAAAACCGGCAGGACAAGCGCCCCCACGTGTCGGATGCCCGCGAAACCGGCTCCGTTGAGAACGACTCAGACGTGGCGATCCTCATTCACCGCGAGGACTTCTACGACACGGAGTCACCCCGCGCCGGCGAGGCGGACCTGATCGTCGACAAGAACCGCGGCGGCCGGCGAGGCGTCGCGACCATCCGCTTCCAGGGTCACTACGCCCGGTTCGTGGACCCCGAATGGACCCCCTCATCAGCGATCGGAGCACAGGCATGAACAGCATCAACCCCATCGAGACCGAGTACCGCGGCCACCGCTTCCGCTCCCGTCTCGAAGCCCGCTGGGCGGTCGCGTTCGATCACCTCGGCGTCGAATGGAAGTACGAGAGCCAGGGCTACCACGTCGGCTACGAGGCCCGGCCGTACCTGCCGGACTTCTGGCTGCCGGGACCCGGCATCTGGGCCGAGGTCAAGGGTGACCCGCTACAGCTTGACAAGACCCTCATGGATGACGCCGTGGGGTACAAGACCGGCCTGCCCGGCAGCGACCCGTTCGGCGAGAAGTCCATGCTCATCCTCGGCGACATCCCGCCGTCCGATGAGCCGCTGGCCTACCTGCACTGGATGGTATCCCGCACCGTCTACGCGCCGTGCGAGAGCTTCTGTGCTTGCGCCGATGCCCGCTGGCAGCAGGTGGCGCTCGGTGCGTTCCCGGCGCTGGCCCTGATGGACGCCAGGAAGGAAGGGCTGAGCGTCAAGTCGCCCGGCATGCTGGTCGTCCCGATCGGCCGCTCCACCCTCCGCCCGCCCGAGGACGTGGTGACGCCGCAACGGTCCAACTGGGTGCTCGCCGAGCGCAAGATGCTGGACGCTTTCCGGACGGCTAGGTCGGCGCGGTTCGAGCATGGCGAGAAGCCGAACGCAGCATGACCGACTACACCGAGCGTGTCCGCGGTTACCTCGTCTACTGCCGCCGTGCCGCGATGCAGCTCACGGCACGCAGGTCAGCCCTGGACCCGAAGTACCACCCCACCGCGGATGGCTGCGTGAAGCTCACCCCGCATAGCAGCGTGCCGGCCGAGGCGCGGAAGATCCGCGAGACCTTCCGTGAGCTGACGGAGGATCCGGCATGAGCACCGTAACCCCCTGACCCTGACCGAGGAGAACGATGAGCACCACCGCCGACGAGCTGGCCGCCGTCCCGCCGCTGGCCGCGTTCCTGCGTCCGGAGCTTCCCGCTGAGGCGCTGTACGGCCTGCCGGGCGAGGTTGCCGTGGCCCTGGCCGAGGCTTCCGGCGCGGACCCTGCCGCGGTGCTGGTGTCGTTCCTGGCCCTGCTCGGCAACGCCGCAGGCCCGCAGCCTCACGCCCGGTTCGGCGGGGCCGACCACCCCGCCCGGCTGTTCGCGGTCCTCGTCGGAGACGCGGCGACGGGCCGGAAGGGCACAGCGCTCGGGGCCGTGGAGCAGCTGTTCGCGGAGGCTGACCCGGACTGGGCGGACGGCCGGGTGATGTACGGCCTCCAGTCCGCCGAGACGATGATCGACCGGGTAGCCGACGACCACGCGGATGACTGCCGCCTGATGATCGTGGAGACCGAGTTCGGGCGGCTGGTGGAGACGATGGCCCGGACCGGCACGCTGTCCGCCCAGCTGCGCAACGCATGGGACGGCCGGACTCTCCAGCGGGCGACGACGAGGTTTACCCGCCGCGCTTCCCGCGCTCACATCTCGCTGCTGGCGATGATCACGCCCGAGGAACTGCTGCGGCACCACAAGCGGCTAGCTCAGGCGGGCGGCCTGGAGTCCCGCATCCTGTACGTGTTCACCGCGCCGCTGGCCGACGTGAGCCCGTTCGCGGACTCCGCCGACCACGGCCACCTCGCCGGGCGGCTGCACGAGGTGCTGGCGGCATCCCGTGAAGCGGTGATGAGCCACACCGACCCGATCAGCCGCTACCTGCTGACCCTGCGCGGTATCCAGCCGCGCACCGAGCTGCCCGTGACGGATGAGGTAACCGGCACATGGGGCACGTTCGTCAAGGCGCGGCTGCCGCTGGCGAGCGAGGGATTCCGGGGGCTGCACAGCCGCGCCGAGTCTCAGGTGATCCGCCTCGCCGCTGCTTACGCCCTGGCGGACATGGCCGCGGAGATCCGGCCCGAGCACACCGAGGCGGCGCTCGCGGTGCTGTCGTACTGCGCCCGGTCGGCGGAGATCGTGTTCGGCGTTCCCGTGGCGCAGTTGCCCCCGCGGGTCGACCCCCGGCACGCCGCGAAAATCTTCCGGCACCTGCACGAGCGCTACCCGTCATGGGCGCCGCGCGACGAGATCGGCAGCGGTGTCCTGCGCGGCAACATCCCCGCGGCCGACGTGGAGCACGCCCTGTCTGACCTCGCGGCCAAGCGGCTGATCGAGCGGCGGCAGGTGCCGACCGAGGGCCGTCCCCGCGAGGAGTACCGGCTGATCGCCCCGCAGCTGACCCTTTTCCCGTAATCCCGTAACCGCCGGCAAGGAGACCAGAGATGAACATCGGCAAAGAAGGCGAGCCGATCGAGGTGCCGATTCCGTTGCACCCTGATCAGGTTCCGGAGCGGATGCCCGCACCCGAGCCCGTCGCCCCGGAGAAGGTGCCCGCGTGAACGGGGGAACGGGGGAAGCCCCCGGCTTCCCGCAGACGCGTCTCGCCTTGCGGGCATGGAATCTCGACCGGGCGGCGCTGGCCGTGCGGTCACTGAATGCCCCGGCCGGGGGCAAGAGGGCGACGTGGCTGGCGAAAGCGATGGCCAGCCCCGAAGGCGCGTGGCCGCACGGCGCCCCTCTCGCCGCTGCCTGCCCGCTGCCGCCGCGTCACAAGAAGAAAGACGATGAGGAGTTCCGGGAGCACGGCCCGGTCCCGGCGGGTGACTGTACCTGCGGGATCTACGCAACCACCGACCTGGACATCATCAACGGCTACCTGTCCCGCACCGCGCCGGTTCTCGGCGTGATCGAGATGGGCGGCCGGGTGATCCCCGCGACTCAGGGTTACCGGGCCGCGTATGCGCGGGTCGCCGTGATCCTGCTCGTTGACGAGGCCCTGACCGAGCCGTGGCCGGTGCTGCGCGAACTGGCGGACGCCTACCGCGTGCCCGCGGTCGTCCCGCACTCGACGGACCCGGAGGACTACCGGGAGCTGGCGGGGATGCCGACTCTGGCCGCTGAGGCCGAGGCGTGGCTGCGGCAGATCCAGGATGGCACCCCATGACCGCCGAGACGACGCAAGAGGTCCGGTCCTGCCGCAACGGGTGCGACGACAAGCCATGGGAAGTGGGTCATAGCCCGAACTCGTTCCCGGCATCCCTGCACGGCTACTGCTTCGCGTGCGCGTTCTGGCTCGACCACGCCGCCAACCCGAACGCGGGGACCGTGGTCATCGAAGGCCGCGCCCCGCATCTTGGCCGCGAGCGCCTGGAGTTCGATCCGGCAAAGCCCATCGCCGGCCCGCATTACGGCATGCGCGGCTTCAGTGGCGCTATGTGGCGCATCCGGTTCCGTGACGGGCGCGAGGCCGAGACGGACAACCTGTGGCTGCAGGGGACCATCCCTGACCGGTTCCTCGGCCTGTTCCCCGTAAACGCCGATCTGGAGCTACTGAAATGACCACCCAACCGACCGCCGAGGATCACATCCGCGAGGCGACCGCGCTGCTCGCCGCCGCCAGCCGGAGGCTTACCGGCAACGACGCCGAGTGGCTGAACACCCCGCAGCGCCGGGCCGAGCTGCGAGCGGAGGCCGCAGTTCACGCCACCTTGGCGCAGACCCTCAAGGCTGGCGAGCTGATGCCGATGATGGCGGTGATCGCGGACTGGATCACGGCCGGCTGTCCCGCCGCCCCGTCGCCTGCCATCACCGCGGAGACCGCCCTCGCCGATGAGCCCTGCTGTACCGGCTGCCCGGACACCTGTGAGTGCGGCGGCAGTCCCCACGGGGGCCAGTCGTGACCGCCCTCCCCGCCCCGGAGGGGGCCGAGAGCATCCCGGCGCGTCACATCCATAAGGGCTGCGGCGGGGCCGTGACCTGGGACCTGGCGGGC